TGGTAATTCGGACCATTTTTCATTTGGTCATTCAGAATTTTCGCTTGTCATAAGTATCGAAGCGCGATAAAATCCTAGTCACAGAATAGGTGACTAATGGCAATTGGTAAGAATAAGCAAGATGAATATTTATCGCGTATCAAGCATGTTGACGGCGATATAATTGTTTTTTGCAAGCACTGCGAAACATGGCATAACCAATCAAATTTCCATAAATCTAAGGATAGATTTAAGTCGATTTGCAAGGAATGCCATCGATCAAAATATTCAGTGTCAGCGGGATATAGATCGCCATCCAGCATAAAGGCATCAATCGAAGCTAAGAAAAAGCGCGACGCATGGCTTGCAGAAATACAGGCTTGCACAATTTGCGGTGAGAAAAAGCCTAGATTGGACTTTTATGATAAGTCGCAGAACAGATATTTGCCATATTGTTGCAGTACACGTCGAACATGGGGTCAAATAGATCAAGACATAAAAGAGCAAATGAAAACATGCTTTGAATGTGGCTTGCGATTGCCATTTGATGAATTTGGCAGATCGCCCAATAGTCGGGACAAGAAAAAGCCATATTGCAAATGTTGCGCGGCAGCAATTATGAAAAGTAAATCAGATCGACGTGACAGGTTAGAGCAAGTAGAAGCAACGGATGATGGGACTGCAACCGTTTCTGCACTTAGTAAAATGTTGCGCGAAACTGAACATTGCAGCCATTGCGGTGTAAGGATGACGCAATCTTATCCGGTCACACCGGCGAATAAAACCATTGACCATAACATTCCATTATCGCGTGGTGGTGGTCATATATTAAGCAATCTTGTCGTTATGTGTTTGGGGTGTAATTCAGCCAAAGCGGATCGAACGCTTGATGAATTTACCAAGTATGTAAAAAAAAAGCGGAATATGCTATGAATGCCAATGCGCCATATTTAACTTATGATGAAGCAAGGACCAGAAAAGTTGCGGCTGAAGCTGAAATTGCCGAATTGGAATTAGCAAAAGTTCGCGGTGAATTAGCTTTGGTTCAGGATGTCATAAAGGCTTGGGATGATGTCTTGGCAGCATTAAAGGCGAAACTTTTAGCGATCCCAACAAAGATGGGACCAATTTTAGCGGCTGAATTGGATGCTGGAAATGTGCAAAGACAATTAGAGGATCAAATTAGGGAATGCTTGAATGAACTCTCAAACTATGACCCACTTTCAGACCCAACAAGCGCGACAAACATTGACGATGGGATTGAAGAAGGCGATGGAGATATTGAAACCACCGCCAAAACTAAACGTCAGTCAGTGGGCAGACCAAAAAAGGCGGCTAAGTTCGCAAAGTAGTTCCGAAGCTGGGCGTTGGAATACATCACGCGCAGAATATCAACGCGGCATCATGGATGCCTGTTCTGATCCATCAATAAAGCAAATTGTTGTTATGGCCGGCGCACAATTGGGAAAATCTGAGGCATTATTGAATATAATTGGCTATCACATAGAGCATGACCCGTGCCCCACCTTGTTGATGCAGCCAACCGTGGAAATGGCGCAATCCTTTTCCAAGGATCGAATAACGTCTGGGCTTCTTGCAACAACACCTAGTTTGCGGGGTAAGGTTAAAGACCCGCGCGCAAGGGATAGTGGCAACACAACGCTGCATAAAACATTTCCGGCTGGATCATTAAGTTTGGTCGGCGCTAATAGTCCCGCTGGCATGGCAAGCCGTCCGATCAGATTGGTTCTATTTGATGAAGTTGATCGCTACCCAGTTTCAGCCGGCGAAGAAGGTGACCCAATTGCTTTGGCGACAAAGCGAACACTGACCTTTTGGAATAGAAAAATCGTGATGGTTAGCACGCCGACAGATAAAGGCGCATCTAGGATTGAAGCGGCATATGAGGAAACCGATCAGCGCAAATATTATGTTCCATGCCCGCATTGCGATCATTCGCAGATTTTAGCGTGGCAAAATATAAAGTGGGAAAACAGCGACCCAGAAACAGCGGCATATTATTGCGAAGAATGTGGCGCAGCTTGGAGCGATGCACAAAGGCATAAAGCAGTTTCAAATGGTGAATGGCGTGCAACTGCTAAATTTAATGGCATAGCTGGCTTTCATATTTCTGCATTATATTCACCTTGGGTGTCTATTGTTGATGCAGTTGATGAATTTGTTAAGTCGAAGCGCGATCCCATGCGGTTAAAAACTTGGGTAAATACTTTCTTAGGGGAAACATGGGAAGAACAAGGCGAACGCATAGACGAATATGACCTATACGAACGCCGCGAAGATTGGCCCGATGATTTGCCCGAAGGTGCAGTTGTTATAACGGCTGGCGTTGACGTTCAAGATGATCGCTTGGCTTATGAGATATTGGCGACAGGCAGCGGCCATGAAACATGGTCAATTCAATATGACGAAATCTATGGCGATCCATCGGGCGCGGAACTGTGGCAGCGATTGGACGAAGTATTGTCCCAGACGTTCATTCATCCGGTGCGCGGTGAAATGATAATCAGATCAACGTGCATCGACAGTGGCGGTCACTACACGCAGCAAGTTTATAATTACGCCAGACAGCGCGTCGGCAAGCGGGTTTTCGCAATTAAAGGCGTTGGCGGCGAAGGTAAGCCAATTATAGGAAAGCCTAGCAAAAATAACATTGGTAAGATTAATCTTTTCCCTGTCGGCACAGATACGGCCAAGGAGTTGATATTTGCGCGACTAAAGATCACCGAAGAAGGCGCGGGATATTGCCATTTTCCGTTTACGCACAACGAAGAATATTTCCGCATGTTGACATCGGAAAAGAAGGTGACCAAGTATTATAAAGGGCGACCACGCCGCGAATGGGTAAAGATTAGACAGCGCAACGAAGCGTTGGATTGCCGTGTTTATGCCATGGCTGCGTTAGAAGTTATGGGCATTAACATAGAACACCTTGCAAAACAGGGGCAAAATAGGGTAAAATCACCTCAAGCAGTACCTAAAAGGCGTGCATATAAGCCGCGTCCGAATAACTTTGTGACAGGATATTAACAGAATGGCCAATCTGTTTAGCGCTGATAATGCACCCGAAGGCGAACCGCTTGAACTTGTGGTTGGCGACTTTATTCAGTGGAAACGCACTGATTTAGTTGGAGATTATCCAAACACGACGCACACCGCTGAATATGTCGCGCGGATTACCGGCGGCGGTTCAACTGAAATAAAGCTGCCCGCAACGCAAACAAACCCAGCTTATTATTTATTTACGGTAAGCAGCGCAACATCGGCTGATTTTGTCGCGGGATATTATCACTGGCAGCTTGAAATCACTGAAACGGCATCTGGCAACCGCATTGTTGTTGATCGTGGTGAATTTACGGCGGTTGTTGACCTTGACATAAACGGCACCGATCCGCGAACACACGCGGAAATCATGCTAGATAAAATCGAAGCCGTGATTGAAAATCGGGCTGATGGTGACCTGTCTAGCTATAGCATCGCGGGTCGATCAATCACGAAAATGTCAGCCGATGAACTTTCATCTTGGCGTGACTATTACCGGCGCGAACTGGCATCAGAACGCCGCAAAAACGCAATTAAACGTGGTAAAAAGAACAATGCCACCATCTTAATGAGGTTCTGACATGGGCTTGTTTGATTTCCTATCCTCACGAAACCAACAAGCCGCGCCGGAGATGTCAAAACGCAGCCGCCGACGTTTGCGCCAATATGCTGGGGCAAATCAGGGGCGTTTATATGGTGATTTTGTTGGATCAAGTTTTTCGGCAGATAGCGAATTGCGTTCAAGTCTGCCTGTTTTGCGCAATCGATCCCGCGATTTGGCGCGTAATAACGAATATGCCAAGCGGTTCCTTAACCTAATCCGGACCAACGTTGTTGGTGAAAAGGGGTTCACGGTTCAGGTACGGGCGCGTAACGATGATCGCACACTTGATGCGGCTGGCAACACTATCCTTGAGAATGCGTTTAAGGCATGGGGAAAAATGGGTAACTGCGATGTTACTGGGCGCATGTCTTGGCTTGATGCGCAGCGTTATGTTGCCGAAACGCTTGCCCGCGATGGTGAAGTTTTCATAAAGTTCGTGCAAAATCGTCGGTTCCGCGATGGTTTTTCTTTGCAGTTCATTGAAGCCGACCTGATCGATGAAGCCAAGAACGGCAAAGCGGAAAATGGCAACCAAATCAGAATGGGCGTTGAAGTTGACAGCTTCCAGCGTCCAGTTGCCTATCATGTTTTGACTGCGCACCCGAATGACAGCCTGAATTTTGGCACAAAAGCAGAGCGCCGGCACGTTCGCGTCCCAGCGACGGAAATGCTGCATCTATTCATCCCACAGCGCACGCATCAAAATCGTGGTGAGCCATTTATGGCACCGGCAATAGCATCATTAAAGATGCTGCACGGATATCGTGAAGCGGAATTGATTGCAGCGCGGGCAGCGGCGGCAAAATTCGGTATCATCACAACGCCAGATGGGAATGAATTTGTCGGGGACGATCAGACCGAAGATGAGGTGCCAATCATCGACATGGCCCCGGCATCGGTCTATCAGTTGCCATCCGGCCATGATTTTAAGATGATCGATCCAGCGCATCCAACGTCTGCCTTTGCCGACTTTGAACAAGCGGTTTTGCGCGGCATCGCATCTGGCCTAAATGTCAGCTATACAAGCCTATCAAACGATCTGAAGGGCGTTTCATATTCATCAATCCGTCAAGGCACGATTGAAGAGCGTGACCATTATAAAACGTTGCAGTCGTTTATCATTGAACACTTCTGTGAGCCTGTTTTTCGCGCTTGGTTGGATAGCGCATTAACATTTGGTAATATTCCAATCCCGATCAGCAAGTTTGACAAGTTTGCCGATAATATTCATTTCCGTGGGCGCGGCTTCTCTTGGGTTGACCCACAACGCGAAATCAATGCCAACGTCACAGCATTGACGAACGGCATCATCAGCATGAATGATATTGCGGCGAATTACGGGCGTGACGTTGAGGAATTATTTAGTCAAATCCAAGCCGACAAGGAAATGGCTGAACGCTATGGCCTGAAAATGGCATTTGAGCCATTTGGCAACAAATCGCCAATTCAGCCAGATATAGGTGATCCTGATGCCGACGTATAAGCCGACCGAAGGAATGAAAGAAGAAGCCCAGCGCGGATTGGATTGGCGGCGTGAATATGGGCGTGGCGGCACCGAAGTCGGTATTGCGCGGGCGCGTGACATTGTAAATGACCGGAACCTATCCGAAAGCACAGTCAAGCGCATGTATAGCTTTTTCAGCCGCCACGAAATCGATAAGGAAGCGGAAGGATTTAGCCAAGGGGAAGACGGTTATCCATCAAATGGGCGCATAGCGTGGGCGCTCTGGGGCGGTGACGCTGGTTTCACATGGTCGCGCAACATCGTTGACAGTTTGAAAGATGATGAACGTGCGCATCACGATGAAATGCGCCCATACCCGAATGAACATGCTGCCCGTATTGCCGATCCAGCCAAGTTTGATGATTTTCGCCGTGAAGCTGATGCCGGCGGTTTTGGCATTGATTTCATTTATGGCATCTTGGGCGGCAAAAGCGAAATCCAAAGCATCAGATTTGATGCCGATGAATATAGCGAAGCCGAAGCGCTGGCATGGCTTGATGAACACGATTTTACACCAATAAAATTTGAACCTGCGTCAATTGACGAAAGGTCTAGCAAAGATGGTGTAAAAAGTGCTAAAATCGGCACAAATACGAAAGGAATGGACAAGATGAAAAAACGTCACGTTCTAAACATCGAAGAAACCGAAGAAGCGTATATTGTGACGTTTGCAAAGCCGCATGCCGAAGACGAACCGGCAGCGGTTGAGGAATTGCCGACCGAAGAAGAACGTTTCAGCCGCGAAGATATGTCAAAGCGTGCCATGCACATGGGCGATGGCGAAGCGGCGATTGACGAACAAACACGCCGCGTCAAAGTTGGCGTTTCTAGCGAAGAACCTGTTGAACGGTCATTTGGCTTGGAAGTCATTGACCATGCGCGGGAAAGCATGAACTTAGATTTCTTGAATAGTGGTCGCGCACCGCTTTTGTTGGACCATGATATGGAAAAGCAAATCGGCGTGATCGAAGGGGTTGAACTGGATGAGGATGCACGTCGGTTGCGTGCAGTTGTGCGATTTGGAAAAGGTCCACTGGCTTCTGAAGTGTTCAATGATGTTACTGATGGCATCCGACAAAACATCAGTGTTGGCTATCGTATTGATGGCCGTGTAAAACGTGACGGTGATCCCGATGACTATTATCGGGTAGCGGTCACACCCATGGAAATTAGCATCGTTTCAGTTCCAGCGGATCAGTCAAATCTAGTTGGCGTTGGTCGATCAGTTCCAGCAACACCTAAATCTCAATCATCTTTGGAGGATGTTACTATGACTGATAAAGTCGAAAACAACATCGACCTTGATGCGGTAAAAGCTGAAGCAGTTCGCGCCGCACGCAAGAACGATGCAGAAATTTTGGCAATCGCAGCCAAGCACAACAAGCGCGATCTAGCCAATGAAGCAATCGCAAAAGGCATGTCCGTGGACGCGTTCCGTGGCGCATTGCTTGACGCAATCGGAAACAAACCACTTGATGTTGCACCAGCGGCAATTGATGCGCCAGTAAAAGAAAAGCGCAACTATTCTTTGGGTCGCATGATCCAAGCGCAAGCAACTGGTGACTGGCGTAAAGCTGGCTTTGAACGTGAAATCAACGACGAAATCGCAAAGCGCGTAGGCAACGAAGCGCGTGGCGTTTATGTTCCTGATTTTGCATGGCAGCAACGCGGCCCATTGTCCACAGCGGCAACAGGCGGTTCAGGTTCCGAAGTTGTGTTTGATGATTTTGTTCCAACCGCACATCGCGGCGACATGTTCATCGAAGCACTACGCGCACGTCAAGTTCTTGGCGGTTTGGGCACAACATACATGACCGGCCTGACAGGTCGCATCAAAATGCCAAAACTAGCAACAGGTGCAAACGCTGCATTCGTTGAAGAATTGGCTGCAGTTGCGGACGGCGCTGGCACAGATGGCGGCGTAACATTGCAACCACGCACAATGGGTGCTTATGTTGACATGTCCCGCTTGTTGGTCATGGAAAGCGTTCCAGCGATTGAACAAATCATTCAAAACGACCTGCTTGCATCTGCGGCTGATCGTTTGGAATATTACGCGATCCAAGGTTCAGGTTCAGGTGGTCAACCAACTGGTATCTTGAACACATCTGGCGTGAACAACCTAGACATTTCAGCGGGTACAGATGTTGACAGCCTAACATGGGCCGACATCATCAACTTGGTGAAATTGGTTGAAGAAGACAACGGCATTGTTAATGGCAACGCGGCTGGCTTCTTGTCACATCCAGCGGTTAAAGCGAAACTTGCATCAACTGCAAAAGTTGCTTCAACTGACAGCGTAATGATCATGAACGACCCATGGACAAGCATCTATGGCTATCCTGCGGCGTTCTCATCAAACGTACCAACCACACTTGACCCGGGCGATGGCGGCAACGACGCATCTGCATTGATCTTTGGTGACTTCTCACAATTGATCATTGCACAATTCGGCGCACCATCAATCATGGTTGACCCATACACCAATTCAACATCCGGAACCGTTCGCATGGTTCTACACACTGAATTGGACGTTGGTGTTCGCAACGCAGTTAGCTTTGGCATCACAGACGAAGTTTCAGTTGCTTAATAACTGAATAGAGGGGGCAGCAATGCCCCTTCTTCCCACCGAAAGGGGAAAACATGAAAGTCAAGATTTTACAGAAATGCTTTGTTGGCGCGGGTGGAAACCTGATGGCCGGCGAAACACATGATTTGAATGATCGCATTGCTGAAAAGCTGATTGCGCGTGGTTACGCGGAAGCTGAAGCGGCACCAAAGCCGAAGGCAGCGCCAAAGAAAATAACGCGCAGCGTTGGATTGAAGAAGTCCGATGTTGAATTAAGCACGCCAGAGGATGACAGCTAATGGCGATTGCATTTGCGGATGATTTGTCACTGATCTTGAATGTCGAAGATTTCGGCACCGCTGCAACATATGGCGGCGGTACGATCAACGGCATTTTCGACAATGAGACAGTCCCAATGGATGCCGGTGGCACCGCGCAAGTGCATCAAGAACAACCAAGATTTACATGCCGCACGACTGACGTTCCTAGTGTGGCATCTGGTGACACAATCACCATAAATGCGATTACTTATAATATTGTCGCATGGATACATGACGGAACGGGTGCCACAGTCTTACAGTTAGAGAAACCATAAAATGGCACATGTTAGACAGCAAATCCGTGACGCAGTGGCAACCACTCTAACATCGGCGGTAACTTTGGTCAGTGGGCGCGTATACACAACGCGCGTTCATCCATTGAACGAAGCGTTATTGCCGGCGATTAGTGTTTATACAGGCAATGAAACAAGTGAACGCTATAACGTTGGTGTCACAGATATAAACCGCGAATTATCATTGGAGATTGACGTTTATGTGCGCGAAAGTAGCACATTCGATGATGACGCGGATGCAATAGCGGTGCAGATTGAGGAAGCCATGGCGGGCGATTTCACGATTGGTGGACTTGCAAAGTCAACGGTGCTAACTTCAACCGCAATACAATTTGACGGTGAAGCCGATCAAATATTGGGCGTAGCGAAGCTGACTTATCAAGTCAGATATGTTACAGCTTTGAATGACGTAGAAACGGCCAAATAAGGAGTTCATCTAATGGCTACACATTTCGGATCAGATGGAAGCGTGAAGTTGGTTACTTCTGGCGGTTCCGTCGCAGCAATTGGCGAATTGTTAAACTGGACGGTCACAATGACAGCCGACCCAGTTGAAACAACAAGCATGGGCGATACTGCCCGCACCTACACCGCCGGCTTGCAAACTGGCACGGGTTCAATGTCACTTTATCTTGATCCAGCCGATGCGGTTCAAGCTGACTTGGCGCAAGGTGACAGCGTTGATTGTGAATTTTATGCTGAAGGCACAACCACCGGCGATCAGTATTATTCAGGCACATTCATCGTGACATCTGTTGAACGTGGCGCAACGCTGGACGGCATTGCAACGCTGAACGCAGAACTGCAATTGACCGGTGCATTAACAGTCGGAACGGTTGCCTAATATGTCACTTGCGAAGCGCATCGCAGCAAATAGAGCAGATAAAGAACTGCAATCTATTCAGGTTGAAGAATGGGGCGAAAACGGGGAACCGCAAACCCTATTCTTCACCGAAGTATCTGCCCGCGATATGTCAAAGATACAAAAGAAACATCCAGAGTTTATCAATAATCCGACTTTGGATGCGATGGTTGAACTTATTATCTTAAAGTGCAAAACCGCCGATGGCGAAAACGCATTTGATATTGGCGATAAGTTTATCCTGATGGGTGAGCCATTGAACGTGATTGCAAAAGTATTTGGCGCGATCTTTGGTTCCGTCTCTGTTGAGGAACAAGAAAAAAACTAAAGTGCGATCCATTTAGGTTCAATCTGATAGCGTTGGCTGAACTGCTTGGGAAAACAATATCTGAGATTGAGGAAATCAGCGTTTCGGAATATAATGAATGGGTCGCATATTTTAAGATAAAGAAGGAACGTGAAGACGATGGCAGTGGAAAAACTCACGTTTGAGATGAACGCCGTTGGCAACGCCGTTCCTGAAATGAAGAAAGTACAAGCCCAGCTTGGCCAAGTCAGTAGATCAATGACAACGGCCACGGCTGGGTTAAGACAACACGCAGCGGCAAATGCGGCAGTTGCCAATTCCAATAAAAACCTGACGCGCAACATCGGCATGGCATCGTTGCAGTTCCAAGACATGGCTGTTCAGGCA